TACCGCTAGACCTCCGGGAGGCCATTGGTGATCCGCGCAAGGGGCGCCATGTGCTGGAGCAGTTCTACTGCACCGATATGGTGGCAGCCCGGTTTTACGCCGACCACCGATTCCCGGATACTACCCAAATTAAGGACGAAACACAAGTAGTTTACACCACCAACGCCAGCGTGCTCAAGGCGGTGCAGCTGCTCAAGGCGGCAAGGGAGCACGAGATCCTCACCAAGAATGGCTCCATTCGCAACATCTGGCACACCCTCACCTCCGATGCCGCCAGCTTCAACGAGGTGCTAAAGAATAAGTATGCCGTAGAGCACACCCTTCCGGAAAACCACCGCCGCTTTGCGGATCGCTACAGACGATTTTTTGAGCAGGGTTACCCCAGCCTTATCAACGGCAACCACAAGAATAGGAATGCAGCCAAGGTTACTCCAGCGCTGGTTCAGCTGCTCAACAGCATGTTTGCCATGCAGCGAAGCAAGCCAACCTATGCGGACATCGATCGGCAGTATGGTGGCTTCCTTTCCGGATACGTGGAGGTGGTAAACACAGTAACTGGAGAGCTGTATAATCCAAAGGAATTTAAGTCGCTTAGCCGTAGCACTATTTACGACTACCTCAGCAGCTGGAATAGCCGAATTGGAACCGTTTCCAAGCGCAGCGGAAACCGTCAAAAGCTGCTGGAGGAGTTTAGTCCAGCCCACAGCCAAGAGCGCGTAAAGTATTCCGGTAGCATTATATCGGTGGATGACCGCCAGCCCCCATTCGAGTATGAAAAGGGCAAGCGCATGTGGTTTTACCTAGCGCAGGATGTGGCCAGCGGAGCCATTACCACCTGGGTATGGGGCAAATCGAAGGAGGGAATCATTCTCGACTTCTACCGCCAGATGGTTAGGAACTATGCGCAGTGGGGAGTTAGTCTTCCGGCGGAGATAGAGGCAGAAAGCAGCCTTAACGCCAGCTTTAAGAACACCTTTCTACGACCAGGAGCCATGTTTCAGCACGTAAGAATTGAGGCCAACAATGCTAGAGGCAAGTACATTGAGTCTGGATTTAACCGACAGGTTCGGTATGGCCTGGAGAAGGATAGCCTAGGCTGGATCGCCAGACCATTCGCACAGGATGAAAGCAACCAGCAAGGATCGCACGAGGTGCCCTACATACCCTACAACCAGCTAGTGGAGGCACGGCTACAGGATATACAAACCTGGAATAACATGCCCCATACGGAGGTTAAGAGTAAAACTCGGTGGGAATACTTTATGGAAAATCAGCACCCATCGCTTCAGCCCATTAGCTACAGCGCCATACTTCCCCACCTCGGATACAAAACTCAAACCAGCTGCCATGCTGGTATAGTAACGCTCAACGGAACGAAGTGGCTGCTGGGCAGTAAGGCAACCATGCTCACCGGTGAGCCGCTGCTGGCCGTCATGCGCAACGTGGAAGGCATGGAGCTGGACGTTTACTGGCTTGACGGGAACGACGGTAAGGTTATTAAAGCGCTGGTATACCGGAGAGATGGCAGCCAGCAGCTGTGCGAGCTGGTTCCAAAGCCCATTGGCAGCCGTGCTACCGTGGAGCAGACTCCGGAAACGCTCAAGGCTCGCGAGCAAATGGCCGCCTACAAGGCCACCATTGATGGGTATATGCGCCGGCAGCGCAACGCCCTCGATCCGGTGGCAGTTATCGACAATACTCCCCTCACGCTCAACAGCAAGTTTACCATTAATGGGCTCCAGCAGCGCAGCTACACCGAGCGCGTGGCAGAGGTGCTACCACCCCCACCGAACGATGATTTCAATGACGTTGAAACGGTATTTAACCGTCCGCTAAGAGATAGATTTTAACACTAACACTTTTTACTATGCTAAACCTAACAGGTGAATTTAAGGAAAAGGTAATTGCTGCGCTGCTTACGGTGCGGCAGAACTACGAGGGTAGCGATGCGGCCTTCTCCAAGAAGTGGGGCATGAACCCTTCGGTGTTCAACCGAATCAAGAACGGCCAGCGCGATGGCCTGCTCAAGGAATCGCAGTGGCTCAACATGGGCCGCGATCTCAACGTAACGCTCAACGATCGCCAGTGGAACGTAGCCCGCACCGCCGTATTTAACCAAATTGAGGAGGAGGTAACCTTCTGCAAGCGCTACGCCAAGAGCATGATCTTCGTGGATGACTGCGAAATCGGTAAGACCTTCTCCTGCCAGTACCTTTCCAAAACGCTGAAGAACTGCTTCTACGTTGATGCCTCGCAATCCAAAACCAAGCAGCTGTTTGTGCGCAACATTGCCAGGTGCATTGGTCTGGATGATACTGGAAGGTATGCTACCGTGAAGGCCAACATTAAGTATTACCTCAAAACGCTCCAGGAACCTATTGTGATTATCGATGAACCGGGAGACCTAGACTATAACGGATTTTTGGAGATAAAGGAGCTATGGAACGGAACGGAGGGAGCCTGTGCCTGGTATCTCATTGGCGCCGATGGGCTGGCGGAGAAGATGGAGAAGGGCATCAACCACCGCAAGGTGGGCTACCGGGAAATATTCAGCCGGTTTTCGGGCAAGTTCAGCTCCATCGTGCCACCCGATCGGAAGGAGAAGATGGTATTCTACCGCCAGCTTATCAGCGATGTGCTGTCGGTTAACATGGATGACAAGAATGGCATGGAACCAATTATACGGAGGTGCCTTTCCAACGAAGGTGGTAGCATTAGCGGCCTAAGAAGGGCGGAGAGCTTACTTATTCTTCACAACAGGGGTAACGGATAGCAGCATGAGAGCGCTAACGATAAGGAACGTCTACGAGAAGAGCTACATCACCATGCCCTTTACCGGAATATGGGAACAGGCCATGGGACAGCCGGAGCATAACGGCTGCTGGATTATTTACGGCGTGGACAAGAATGGAAAAACAACCTTTTCGCTGCAGCTGGCCAACTACCTCACCACCTTTGACCGGGTGCTCTACATCTCCGCAGAGGAGGGGATTAGCAAATCGTTTCGGGATACCTGCCAAAAGGTTGGTATTAGCACCTCGAATAGGAAGCTGCAGGTGATGGAGTATATACCCATCGGTGAGCTGGATGAGAAGCTGAGCAAGCGCAAGTCACCGAGGGTGGTATTCCTGGACAACGCAACCATCTATGCCGATGAGCTCAAGGGGGGCGTATTTCGCCAGCTGCTTGCCAGGCACCCCACCAAGCTATTTGTGGTGGTGGCCCACGAGGAGCGCAGCGAGCCCTACACGGCGGTGGCCAAGATTGCCAAGAAGCTGGCCAAGGTCATTGTAAGGGTTAGAGGGTTGGCATGCATGGTTTCCGGGCGAGTTCCCGGAGGCACAATAACGATAAACGAAGAAAAGGCCACGCTCTACTGGGGCATGGATATAACCAAAAGCTAAAGGCTATGAGACTAGAAAAAATTACACGAGTATCGGAGGAGCAGCAGCTCACCAAGCAGCTGCAGTCCATTGAAGCAGAGATTGAAAAGGTTAGCCAGCTCATCGGTAAGGTGAACATTGATGAGGGAATTAGGCTATCCGGAAGAATGAACCAGCTAACCATTAAGCGCTCTTCCCTTGAAAATAGAGTTAAGCGCCTGACCAACCAGGACTACCGACGGAGGCAGGATGATAAATGCGAGTACCCCACCATGATATACGACGGAGTATTCAATAAAAATACATTCATGAGCCATGGCAACAAAAAGTAGAAGCTACAGCGTATTCTGGGCCTTGCTGAGCAAGATGCCCGGCAATGATGGAGACCTAAAGGAGCAGCTAGTATCAGCGGCCTCGGAGAGCAGAACGGATAGCCTGAAGGAGCTAACCGATAGGGAGTATAGCCAGCTCATTGGCTTCATGGCCGATTCCATTGGCAAGTTGAATAAGAATAAGCCAGCCACCGATGGCGAGCGTAGGCTCCGCAGCGTGGTGCTTAAGCTGCTCGATAAGCTGGGCATTCATGTTATTAACAACGACTGGAGCGCCGTGAATACCTTCCTGCTCAACCCCAGAATTTCCGGCAGGTTGCTCTACGAAATGAACGAGGATGAGCTCGGGGTGCTGATCCGCAAGCTGAACAGCATTGCCGACAAGAATTCAACGGCTGGTCAGCTACCATACGA